CTCCAAGGTAGAACACCTTGGTGCTAGCCCAGCCTCGTGGCTGAGGAGTCGTACGCCTGGTCTCTAACCCCTCTTAAAGGAGGATTGATGCGTTTTAAGAAACGTAAGAGTGCGCGGCGCCGTCGCGGCGCCATTTTCGGCTTCTCGAATGAGAAGTTCCTCGAGCTCTTGTCCGACCTTACAGGTGTTTTGCCTGTCGGGGAACTAGGGCGAGAAACCCCTCTAGACCTTAGTAGTCTAGAGAGTGCTCGAGGCTCACTTCTGATGAAGGAGGTCTTTTCCAAGTTTGACGATCGTAAGCGATCCGATAGTAAGGAGAAGATAACGTGGGAGCGATTCCACGCTGCCGAACAGTCCTGTCTAGCCGCAAACCAGCGCATTGCAAAATGGAGCTTAAACCATTGTCCAGGTTACTGGAAGATGGTGGCAGCTCGCATCCGTGATGCGCTGGGTAGGTTCGATTGGGACGAGTGTAGCAGGTTCTTCGCTTTTGGCCCGGGTGCAACCACCCGGCTCCCAAGGGCGTCGAGCTACGCTGCCTATAAGTATTCCGGTATTCCGGAAAGCACTTCAGGGAATGCGAGGCTCGCTACCGTGGCAATTGCCATGGTGCCACTCTGGAAACAGGGTGTCTCATTACTTAAGGGAGAGTCATCGGGCGACCTTGTTCAGGTCGTATCCGGTAATCGCATCATTGCCGTTCCGAAGAACTACAAGACCGACCGGACAATCGCTAAAGAGCCGTGTATGAACATTTATGTTCAGAAAGGCATCGGGCGTGTAATCCGTCATCGGTTGAAGAGGCTTGGAGTCGACCTCGACGACCAAACGCGGAATCAGAGAGCTGCCCGTGAGGGCAGCATTCGACAGGAGCTAGCGACCATCGATCTATCGATGGCTAGCGACACTCTACCGCGCGAACTTGTCCACTGGCTTCTGCCTCCCGAATGGGTGTGGGCCCTTGAGCAGGCCCGCTCCCCAGTAGGGGTTCTTCCTTCTGGTGAAGTGATTCGATACCAGAAGTTCTCATCAATGGGGAATGGTTACACTTTCGAGCTTGAATCGCTCGTTTTCTGGGCTATTGTCCAGGAGTGTATCCATCCGTATTCCATTAATGAGAGGAATACGTCTGTGTGCGTTTATGGTGACGACTTGGTCGTCCCCACTTCGCACTACGGTCCAATCTGCGAACGTCTCCGGGAGGCGGGGTTTACCCCAAATCCTGATAAGTCGTTCGCTTCGGGGCCGTACCGAGAGAGTTGTGGTAAACACTACTTTCAAGGTCACGACGTTACGCCATTCTACGTCCGCAAACCGGTCGAATCGTTAGATCGCCTGTTCCTAGCCCATAACAATGTTTATCGTTGGGGCGAACGGACGGGGGTTGACGTTAGTGCAGTTCTGAACAAGCTGCGCGAACTCGCACCGGCACGCTGGCGTGAACCCCGCCTTCCAGATGGATACGGTGATGGGGCTTTCATAGGCTCCGTTGACTCACTCCAGATGGACTCACATCCTCACGGATGGGAGTACTGGCAAGTCAAGGCGCTTAATCGCATGTCGATTGAGTTAGCTGACAACTTACCGGAAGGGCAGCTCATAGTCAACTTATTGGCTACGAGCACTGAGAGCGCTAGCGGCCCTAGAGGGTCGCGAACGGATCCCAACTTGGCAAAAGTTGGACTTACCGAGCCTCTCAGTGGGCTTCCCGCAAGGGAAGGGCAGTACGAGGAAATTAATATCC